ACGCGGGAAGTCGAGAAGGCGAACCAGGCCTTTGGCGGCCTGAGCGAGGAGGGGATCAAACAGGTCATCGCGCGATCGAGTGAGTACCTGGCGGCCGGCCTCAAGCTCACGCCGGCGATCCAGAACGTCCGGTACGCGCATCTCGACTTGTTGGCCGCGCTGATCCCGGTCACGAATAACACGAAGTTTCTGCTCGACCACACGCAGAGCGCCCTGCCCGCCTTCCGGGCCTATGGCGACGAGGTCAGCGGCCTCAGCGCGAAATATCAGCACTTCAACAACATCCTCGGCGATGCCCCGAACGGCATGGCGCGGATCTTCGCCCTCCTCAACAAGACGGGCACCGGGCCGCTCCCCGCGATCGGCAACCAGTTGGAGGAGTCGCTCACCGCCGGGGCGATGCGCTTCGTGCAGGGGTTCCCGCAACTGCTCGAGGCGGCGGGCGCCGGGCGCGGGGTCGGCCAGCAACTCGGGGCGCTGGTCGGCGAGTCGATCGGCGCGGCGATGCAACTGGCCATCAAGGACGCGCTCAAGGAGACGAGCAAACTCAACCAGGCCGGCGCGGCGATGGCGGTCCCGATCGTCACGCAGATGTTCACCGAGGTGTTCCGCAATATTGTCCAGGCGCAGGGCGCCGCGGAGCGGTTTCAAGAGTCCCTGCGCGAGATGACGGCCGACCTGCACACGCAGCTCGTCGGCCCCAACAGCCCGTATGAGGACTTCGAGGACCTCGAGGCGGCCGCGAACGACCTCGGCCTGACGTTCCAGGATGTCTGGAACCCGGATGGCGTCAACACCTTCGGCCACCACTTGCAGGAGCGCATCGACGAGTTCAAGGAACTCGAGCGTGCCGCGGAGGCGTGGAAGAAGAAAGTCACGGGCGCCATCGATGAACTCGGCGACGCGTTGCACGACTTTGGCGGCACGGTGCCCAAGTCGCTGCGGCCGATGATCGAGACGCTGCTCGAGTCCAAGGATCTCACCGGCGACATGCGCGAGGCGCTCGAAGGGCTGGCGGGCGATCCCACCTGGCAGACGGTCGCCGCGCGCGCCGAGGCGCTCGGGATCAAGTTGGCCGACTTGGGGCCGAAGTTCCAATCCGCGCGCCTCCATGACATCGCATTCGGCTTCCTGCACGACCTCCAGCTCTTCGAGGACTGGGGCGTCGACATGGACGGCGCCCTGCGCGGGATGGCGGACGAGCTCTCCACCCTCTACCAGGAGGCGAAGAAGGGCGAGATCACGCTGCCGGCGTCGCTGCGGCCGTACATGCAAAAGCTCATCGATCTCGGGCTCCTCGTCGACGACACGGGCAAGAAGGTCGACAGCCTGGACGACATCAAATTCGAGGACATGGAGGACACCGCGCTCGGCCAGATCAAGACGATTCTGGAGGAGATCGCGCAACTCCTGCGCGACGGGCTCCCGCGCGCGGCGGAAACCGGCGCGGAAGAGGTCGCGCGAGCCTTCAGTCGCAATCCGATCGTGATTCCGATTGTGTGGGGCTCGCCGGGCGCGCCGCCGAGCCAAGCCGTGCCGCGCGTGCCGGCGCCAACGGCGCCGACGATTCCCGGGCCGGTCGTCCCGCGGATCGGCGATCGCGGGGGGGCGCAGGGCGAGTACGTCGACTACGGCGCGACGTCGCCGGACCTCGCAGGCGACGGCGCCAGCGCGACGCCGATCAATATCACGGTGGTCTCGACGCTCGACGGGCGCGAAGTGGCGCGCAACCAGGTGCGGCACATCCCGCGCGCGTTGCAGCTCGCGGGGCTCTGACGCGATGGCGATCACGTTTGTCGCCAGCACGACGGCCACGCCCGGTGCCAATGGCGGGACGACGGCGGCGATCAATACGACCGGCGCGACGCTCCTTGTGATCGGCGTCTCCGCCTATGTCGGCGCCGGGGGCACGGTCACCGTCAGCGATTCCAAGGGCAACACCTATACCGGCACGCCCGCGGTCGTCGCCGCCGGGCAATTTGCCCATCGCTTCTTTTACGCGCTCGCGCCCGTGGTCGGCACGGGCCACACCTTCACCGCGACCGGCACGGGGATTTACCCAGCGATCCTCGTCCACGCCTTCGCCGGCGTGGCCGCGTATCAGTTTGCGACCGGCGCGACAGGCGCCAGTGTGTCGAGTCTCGCGACGGGTGCGCTGACGCCCGTCAGCGATGGCGCGCTCCTGCTGACCGGCGACTGCGGGCAAGCCACCGTCACCGACACGATCTCGTCGCCCGCGGGCTTCACGCTCACCTCGGTCCCGCAAGTTGGCGGGACTAATTGCCAGGGCGGGCTCGCCTATGCGGTGCAGGCGACCGCGGCGGCCGTCAATCCCACTTGGGGTTTTAGTCCCGCGCAGTCACAAGCCGCCGTCACGCTGGCCGTCTTTCTCGCGACGACGCCGACCTACGCCTTCGGGCGCGTCCAAGCCACGCCGAAAGTGACGACCGTGGGCGATCTGACGTCTGTGGCGGTGACGTTTGGGACGGCGCCCACCGTCGGCCACGGCGTCGTGATGGCGGTCATCAGTCACAGCAGTACCGCAGTGACCGCGGTGACCGACACCGCCGGCAACACGTACGTCCTCGCCAAAAGCCAGTCGGAAACCAACCTGCCCGATACGGTCGACCTGTATGTCTGCGCGGCGATTACCGCCACCGCCACGCCGTTCACGGTGACGGCGACGGGCGTGTCCACGCGGCGGATCGCCGTCGCCATCGAAGCCACTCTCCCGCTCGTCGTCGATCAAACCGCGGGCACGAACGGCGTGGGGAACACGGGGGGCGTGGGGCCGACGGCCGCGGTCGCCGGCCCGGATAGTTTCGTGGTCGCCGTCGTGGGCCAAGCGTCGGCGATCGTCGTGGTGGCGGGCGCGTTCCCCGCGTGGACGCAAGAGGCCGAAGAAGTCGCCGCGTCCGTGCGCGGGGAAGTGGACAGTCGCTCCGTGCCGGGGAGCGCGGGATCGGGCCAGAGTGCCGCCTGGACGTTTGACGGAGCGACCTTCTGGGTCGGGGCCATCGTCGCGTTCAAAGCGGGGACGCCCGCGCTGGTGACCGTGCCCGACGTCGTCGGGCTGACCGCGGCGGCGGCGGACACCACGCTTGTCGGGGCCGGGTTCGTGACCGGGACGGTGACGACGGCGCCGTCCTCCACGGTCGCGGCTGGCCTGGTGATCGCGCAGAGCCCGGCCGCGGGCGCCAGTGCGGCGCTCGGATCGGCCGTCGATCTGGTCCTCTCCAGCGGCGTGGGCCGCTGGACGCTCGTCATCGCGGGCGTCGACAAGACGCCGATTGTCGACAGTCTCTCCATTACCTGGGCGCTCAACGAGCGCACCCGCGCGACGGCGGTGCTGAGTGACACGATCCCCGATCGGTACGCCGAGATTACGAGCACGACGAAAGACGGGGGCGCGCTCCTGTTCGGCGGGTTGATCCTGTCGCGCGCGTTTGCCGGGCGCAATCAATACGATCCCGACTTTCAAATGACGCTCGATTGCGGCGACTGGTTCGCCGCCACCGATTGGGTCCACGCGACGCTCGCGTACGCCGCCGACGTGCCGCTCGAAGCGGTGCTCGTCGATCTCGTCGACGGGTATCTCGCGCAGTACGGGATCACGCTCGACGCCGCGCAAGCGACTGGCCCGACGCTCGCCCCGTTCTCGTGGGTGAGTAAGCGGGTGTCGGATGCGATTCGCGAACTCACCGATCGCACCGGGTATGTGGCGACGATGTCGCCGACGAAAGTGTTACGGATGATCTTCCCGGGCACGCTCGCGGCGCCGTTCGCGATCACCGAAGATGCCACGCACGTGCAAGAGTTGTCGTGGCGCGACCACGATCAAGCGGGCGGCGGCGCCGTCAATACGGTGCGCGTGATTGCCGGCCCCACGGGCGCCCACGATCGCGGGTACGAGCGGCACTACGGCGATGGCGTCACACGGGTCTGGGAACTCGACGCGCTCTTTATCACCGAGATCGGCGCGCTCCATGTGTTCAGTGAGGGGGCCGGCGGCTATCCGCTCGCGACCTACGGCGTCGACTTCTGGCCCGACGGGCAAGATTATCCGTGGTCGCAGGATCCCGTGACGAACACGATCCGGCAACGCGCCGATCAACCCGTGCTCGCCGCCGACGACTACTGGTGGCTCGACGGCTATATCGCGTCCTACCCGATGACGATCACGGCGACGTGTCCCGAGATGAGCGCCTCGCCCGCGCCGCCGGTGATCGAGCACGTCGAGATCCGCACGGATGTCATGTCGCGGCCCGTCGCGCAAGAGATCGCCGACGCGCTGATCGCGCAGCTCGGCGGGTGCGCCTCGAGCGGGGGGCCGCCCGAAGTGATCACGTTCCGGACGGACGAAGACGGCGTCGAAGTCGGCCAGGCGATCACCGTCGATCTCCCGACGACGCGCTCGATCGCGGGCGAGTTCGTCGTCACGAGCGTGGCGCTGTCGATCGTGCTCGACCCCGACGCCGACACCGAACCGTATTGGCTCTACACGGTGGAGGCGCAGGACAGCGACCTCTATCAGGGCTCGTACTTGACGGGCTGGCGCAAGCTCACCGGCACGGGCGGCGATGCGGCGGCGGGGTCGGGCGGCGGCGTCGCGTCGGGCGGCCTGGGCGCCGTGATGCAGTCGCCCGCGTACCTGGGCGGATCCCGCGGCGTGTCGGTGTCGGCGAGCCCGGCCGCCTGGCTCCCCGTCGTCAACTACGTGCCCTTCATTGCGCCCGCGTCGTTTCTCGCCCGCGTCCGCGTGGAACTCTTCGCGCTCAATCCGGGCGTCACCGCCCAGGCCCGGCTCTACAACGTCACGGCCGCGGCGGCGGTCGCCAGTTCGTCGGTGGTGACGTCCTTGACCGCCGTGGCGGTGTCGTTCGGCGCCGACGTGGAGATCGGCAAGGCGTACCGGCTCGAAGTGATTGCGGGCACCGCCGCCGAGGGCGTGTTCGCGATCGGCACGATTGAGGCCGCATGAAAACCACCGACATCCATTGCGACACGATCCGCGTGAGCGGCGCCCTGTACGAGCGGGCGCGCGACGTGCCGATGGGGATCTGGCAGCCGTACGCGATCGCGTGGACGGGCACCACGACGCACCCGGCGATCGGCAACGGCACGATCGCCGCCGACTATGCGCTCGTCGGGATGACGTGCCATGTCCGCATCGCGCTCACGTGGGGCTCGACGACGACGCCGGGCGCGGGCACGTACCGGCTCACGCTCCCGCACCGCTCCTCGGCGCACAAGACGGCGGTGCCCGCGTACTTGAACGTGCAAGATCGCTTCTACACGGGCGGCGCCCTGCTCGTCGCCGTGCCCGGGGAGTTGTTGCACGTCGTGATCGCGACGCCGAGCGGCGCCCGCGGGGTGCTCTGGGCGCCCGGCGAGCCGAACGCGATGGTGGCGGGGGATCAACTCATTATCGCGGGGGTGTTCGAGGTCAACGTGATCCCGCCCGTCGTGCGCGCGCCGGGCGATCCCGAGCCCGACGCCGAGGGCCAGTGAAGCGGCGGGTCCTCGCCCTGGTGCTGCTCTTGGGGAGCGGCTGCGCCTCCCATGCGTTGTGGCTGCGCGGGAGTCCGCCGGTGTTGGAAGACTATGCGGCGGTCCATGTGCGGATCTATCGCCTGGGGCTGGACTGTCGGCTCGAAGTCATCACGAAGACGGACACCGTGGTCACGTTGCCCACCCGGTGTCTGACGGTGCCGCACGTCGCGCGGTAGGGAAAAGTGCAGGGAAACCGGCGTAATTCGTAAATCCCAGAGGGGCTTCGATCCCCGCCCCCGGCACTTTTCCATGCAATCCGTGACTCGTCCGTAACCGTCCGCTAGGCCACGCCACCATCCAGTGCGCCGACGATTCAGGCCGAATTCCTAACAAAATCGGCGCCTGCAGGGAATCCTGTATAATCCGTAACGTGCCGCTGGCGTCCGTAATACACCGTGACAAGCCGGGCTATCCGGTAGGGAAAAAACCGCCTTTCCCTGCACCAGACGCCCTCCAGCGGAAAAGTCCCTGCATGGTGACCGAAAGTCCCTGCAGCTCATAGGAGCACCCAAGCATGTTGACCGATGTCCTCATCACGAAAACGAAACCCGAACCCACCCGCGAAGTCCGTCTCAATGACCACCAGGGCTTGCACCTGGTGGTGCTGCCCAATGGCCGCCGCTACTGGCGGTGGGACTACACCTTCCAGGGCCGCCGCAAGCAGCTCTCGTTTGGCAAGTACCCGATCGTCACATTGAAGGCCGCCCGCGAGCGGCAGCGCACCGCACAACTCCTCCTCACGGACGGCACCGACCCGAGCGAGGCCCGGCGCGAGGAGAAGGTCGCGAACGTCACCACGATGTTTACCACCCTCGCCACCGAGTACCTCGAGAAGGCCGCGCGCACGCTCGACCCGAAAACGATCAGCAAGAAGACCACACTCATCGAGCGGTATCTCTACCCGACGCTGGGCACCAAGCCGATTGCCAAGATCCTCCCGGCCGATGTCTTCGCGGTACTGGCGCCGATCGATCGGCTCGGGCGCCACGAGACGGCGCACCGAGTCCGCCAGCTCGCGAGCGAGGTGTTCCGGTTCGCGACTGCCAGCGGCCGCTGCCTGATGGACCCGGCCGCGCACCTGGTCGGCGCGCTCACGCCGGTCACGACTCGACACCATCCCGCGCTCATCGCGCCGAAGGATGTCGGGCAACTCCTCACCGCAATGGACCACGCCGACGGCTCGCCGTTTGTGTGCGGCGCGCTGCGCCTCGCGCCGCTGGTGTTCGTGCGGCCGGGTGAACTCCGGAACGCCATCTGGAAGGAGTTCGACCTGGATGGGGCGATGTGGCGGATCCCTTCGGCACGCATGAAGGTCGACACGCATCTCGATCACCTGGTGCCGCTCTCGAAGCAGGCCGTCGCGATTCTGCGGGATCTCAAAGCGCTGGCCGGGAGTAACCCGGTGGTGTTCCCGGGCATGAAGCATCCGAGTCGGCCGATCTCCGATGCGACGCTGCCGACGGTGCTCCGCCGCCTCGGCTACAGCCGCGAGCAGCAGAGCTTCCACGGCTTCCGCACCATTGCGGCCACGCATCTGCGCGAGATCGGCTTCGACAACGACCTCGTCGAACTGCAACTGGCGCACAAGATCAGCAACCCCGTGCGCGCGGCCTATGACCGGGCCGCCCGGGTCCCTGAGCGCGTGGCCATGATGCAAGCCTACGCAGATCATCTAGACCGGCTGAAGGGCGGGAACGTGGTCGACTTCACGCCGCGGCGGGCGAGCGCCGGCTAGGAGTAGACGTTTGGCTCCCGCCAAATTTCCGCCGGGCTCGTGTGACGTGGCACGTCACATTCTGAGGCGGTCCTTGTTGGTCTAGTTGTTGCTCGTTCTGGAGGCGTGATGACGCGTGTATTGGTAATTAGTGTGGCACTACTGGTGATGACAACGGCCGGTCTGGCGGCCGAGAAACAGGTGGCGGTCTACCTCGTCCCGCCCACGGCCCCAGGGGAATTTCAGGACCCGGCCCTCTTGCAACGGATCGCCGCGACGCGTGATCTGCGCGAGCGGATCAAGTGGGCGTGGCGCAAGGACATCGTCCTGGTGGACCGCCGCGAGGACGCCGTGGTGGTCGTCGAAGTGATCGACCGCGGCGCGCACGTGGCCGAGAAGGTCGTCATGGTCCAGGTGACGGTCGGCGAGTACACCACGGCGATCCAAGGGCGCAGTGAGACGAGCCACATCGCGACGGGCGACCTCCTGCTGGCCGCCGCCACCGAGTCCACCTGGAAATACGCCGCGTGGGATGCGGCGAAACAGTTGGGCGCGTTCATCCGCGCCAACCACCAGAAACTCAAGAAGTAGGCCCGGACCAGGACGCGCTATCGGCCCCCCGGCGGCGGGGGCCGCCGGCGCCGCATCGCTGCATGAACGGCGGCAAAGGCCGGCGTCGTGATGCTGTACTCCAGGCCGACCGGCTGCCCTTCCCACGTCCGCTCCAGCAGCGCACACGCCATTGGCACGAGCGCCTCGAGCGTGTCCGGCATCCGGACCGCGCCGATGTTCTCGGCATCGCCCGACCCGCGGATCGTCTCACCCGGCCACACCTCGAACAACCACATCGGCCCATGACTCTGGAACTGCGGATAGAGCCGCGGTAGCTCGATGTCGTGCAGCGCAATCCACGCGCCCGGCCGCATCACCGGCGCCAGGTGTAAGACATCGAGCAGCGGGAACGGATGATGGTGATTCGCGTCGATGAAGGCGAAGTCCACGCCGCCGAGTGGCATCGTGAGGCCAATCTTCCGAGCATCGCTGTCGAAGTCCTGGATCCATCGCGTCTGGTGCGTGGGGTACATCTCGTCGACGGCGGCCCCGACCGCCTTGCTGGGGTCGAAGTAGCAGGTCGCGCGGACGTCGACCGAAACCAGCCGCCGCGGCGGGGGCAACAAGTCGAGCGCCGCGAGCAAGGCGGCCGAGCTGGTGCCGGCGGCGACGCCGACCTCGACCACGAGCGCGGGCTGGGCCGCGGCGACGCGGTCGGCCAGGAACGCGAGATCGCCCAAGCTACACCCGCCCTGCACCCACGCCGGTGGCGGACGCAGGTCGAACAACTGAGGGGCCACGGCCCCGTCAGTCTACAAGCTACAAGACGGCGGCGAGCAGGATCCCGGCGAGCAGGCCCGCGCTGGGCCGCCGCGTGCGGGGCCGCCGCATTTTCGCGGGCTGGCGCCGCAGCGTCAGATCGAAGAGCTCAGCGATGGCTTGCGCTTCGAGGACGGCGCGCCCGGGGCGGACTCGGGCGATGGCTCGCAGTTGGGCGCACGCGCGCGTCAGGACCTGATTCAACTTTGGCGAAGAGCTCCAGGATGTTGATGAGGGGTCGAAGGTGGGCAACGGCGTGCGCGATGATGTCTTGTTGGTGCTCGATGATCCGTTGCTGTTTGCCAATGCGTTCGGACGTCGGCGCGAGTTTGAGACGACTAGATACATGCGACTCTCCGGAGGCGGTAGGCGGTGGAGGGGAGTCTGGGAGATCGGGCGGGTCAAACACGTCGAGACGGACGTCGTCGGGGTCAACAAAGAGCGCGCTGGCGGGGACCTCGAGAAACTCGGCAATCTGATCCACGTCTTCAAACCGGAGGCGGCGCCGGCCGCTGAGGACGTGCCCAATCCAGCCATCCGTCTTGCCGACGAAGCGCGCGAGATCGGCCCGCGCCCCGCGCTCGTCGAGGCGCACGGCGATATTGCGGCGGAGGGTGTCGAGGGTGCGGCTGGTCAAGGCGTGGAGTTTCACGGGCACAATGTTTACAAGGAGTAAACACCTTCACGCGCCGTGAAATCAAGCGCGATCGCCACACGGTCCTGTTTGCCAAGATAGTCCTTGACGTACATTGCCATCCCGTATAGCTTGCGGGTATCGTGAGCAATACGACGGGGCGGCGGCGCCTGGAGGCGTGGCTGAAGGCGTCGCGGCAATCGCGCCGATCGCTGGCGCGGGACATCCGCGTCTCACCGGGGTACGTCACGCACCTCCTTACCGGCACCCGCACGCCGTCGCTCCGGATCGCGAAACGTCTCCAGGACTTGACCGGGATTCCGGCCGCCGACTTCACGCCCCCCAGCTAACTCCGTTCCCGAGGAAAGGCCCGGTATGCCTGCCGCCGTGCGTGTCCCTGCTGCCGATCCGAAATTGCTGACGCTGCACGACGTGTGTCGGCGGCTGCGGCTCGGCCACTCGAAGGTGTACGCGCTTATCAAGGAGGGCCGCTTCCCGGCGCCGCTCAAGGTCGGCCGCGTGTCGCGCTGGGTGACGCGGGAAGTCGACGCGTGGGTGGAAGACCAGATCGCCGCCAGCGAACGGTGAGCGCCATGCGGGCACGACTGCTCAAGCCCGGCTTCTTTCAGAACGAGGATCTCGCCCGGCTACCCGTGCGGGCGCGGTTGCTCTTCGCCGGCCTGTGGTGTTTGGCCGATCGGGCAGGGCGCCTCGAGGACCGGCCGGAACGCATCCGCGCGGCCATCTTTCCGTACGAACGGGTCCGCGTCAGTGACCTGTTAGCGCGGTTGGAACAGGCAGGATTCCTAAAAAGGTATCAGTCCGCGTCGACGTGTTGCATTGCGCTGCCACGATTCGCCAAACATCAACGCCCGCATCATCGAGAACCAGAGAGCAATTTGCCGCCCGAGCCGCGGAAAGGTACGGCTCGGCCCCTACCTCGCCCACCAGATCCGGTAACTAGATCCGGTAAAGATCAAGATCCAGATCAAAAGATAACCGCTCCGCGGTCCGTGATTCCGTTCCGCGTCTACGCCGCGATCGCCACGCGCGCCCTGGCCGAGACCCGGACCGACGACCTGGGCGACCTCGCGGAGCAATTCAAAACCCTGTGCGCGCGGCAGGACGTGCCGTATGACGCCGAGACCACCCAGAAGGCCATCGACGCTGCCAGAGTGGCGCGGGCCAAGAGGCGCGCATGACGACGAAGTATCCCCGGTCGATTGACGAACCCGAATGCCCCTGGTGCGACGGCACCGGCGAGTGGGAAGTCGAGTACCCGGATCGCGCCACCGATGCCACCGGCGGCCAGGCGTTTCACGTGGAACGCTGCCCGTGCACGAAGTGCGGCGGCACCGGCGTCGCGAAGTTCGATCCAGCGGATCTCCTCGCGCGCATGAGGAACGAGCGATGAACAAACTTGCGAAGTACACAGAGCGGAGCAAGGGGCTTGCTAAGTACGACCCGAAGAAGGGCATGAAGAAGATCGCGTTTCTCGAAATGGTCGAGAAGCATTACGCGAAAGCAAAAGACGCTGGTCAACTGACGGCGGCAATCCGCGCCAAACTCGAAGCTCAAGCTGAATTTGTGCTCTGGTGGGATACGCAGGTCGAGAAACAAGACGGACGCCCGTCAGATAAGCGTCGCGGATCTGCGACGCTTATCGCTGGGCGTGACGGCCTCCCAGATCGGTCCTCCATCCATCGTTGGCGCGTGAAGCTTAACGATCCTGACAAGTTCGAGAAGACGTACATGGACATCTGCGCCAAGTACCCAAAACTGCTGGAGTTCGATCAGACCGCGCACGTCTCGCAGAACTCCGGCGAGAACGAATGGTATACGCCCGCCGAGTACATCGAAGCGGCCAGGCGGGTGATGAACGATGGGATCGATCTGGATCCGGCGACTAGCGTCGCGGCCAATAAGGTCGTACAAGCGGCGCGCATCTTCACGGTCGAGGAGAATGGGCTAAAGCAAAACTGGGCCGGCCGGGTCTGGCTAAATCCTCCTTATGCCCAACCACTGATCGACGAGTACGCCACCAAGCTCGTCGCGCACGTCCGCGCGGATGACCTCGAAGCGGCAGTCGTGCTCGTTAACAACGCCACGGAAACACAGTGGTTTCAGAAGATGGCCGCGGTCGCCGATGCGATCTGCTTTAAGAGCGGCCGGATCCGGTTCTGGGGTCCGAACCGCGAAGAGGGCACACCGCTCCAGGGCCAGGCCTTTCTCTACTTCGGCGCGGAAATCGACCGCTTTATTCGCGAGTTCCGCGCGTTTGGGTTCGTGCTCGTGGTGCCGGAGTAGTTAGGATGGACGCCCGCGCCTTCTTTCCCAAGCGAGAGCCAGGCCTGATTAATCATCGGCCCCGTGCCCGGCAGATCAACTGCTTTACCGGTCTCAAATTCGGAACGATCACGCCGACGGATCTCGATGGTCTCATTGATTACCACAATGAACGCTTTGCATTTTTGGAATTAAAACTGCGGGATGCGCCGGTTACAAAGGCGCAAGCGAAAGCATTCACTCGCGTTGTCGATGCGATCGAGATCGCAAAGAAGCAAGCGTGTTTCTTCGTGGCTGAACACACGGCGGATGATCCGATGGAGGATGTTCCGGCGGATCGCTGCCTCGTCCGGTGTTTCTACACGCACCAGAAGTGGCACCGCATCGTGGACGACATCACGCTGCTCGCGGCCCTTAATCGTTTTCTGGGATTTAGTACTGACCGCATCGCCTGCACGATCCTGACGTTTGAAGAAGCCTGTCGCGGGAGACCTTTTCAAGAGGACTTGTCCGCCACTCAAGCACAGTCACCAATTGCACGTGCACCGTCCGTAGACGAGATTTTCCGTAGTTCAGGAGGATTCAAATGAACACGAATCTTGCGACCGCTTCCGCGGTGCCGATCGCACCGTCCCCCTACACGCGCGAGCAGATCGATCTGATCAAGCGGCAGGTCGCCGTCGGGGTCACCGACGACGAGCTGCGGCTGTTTCTCTACCAATGCCAGCGCACCGGCCTCGACGCCTTGACCAAGCAGATATACGCCATCAAGCGCGGCGGGCGGCTCACGATTCAGACGGCGATTGACGGCTTCCGGCTCATCGCGCAGCGGACCGGCGACTACCGCGGCCAGGTCGGGCCGTTCTGGTGCGGCGCCAATGGGATCTGGGCGGATGTGTGGCTGTCGAACGAGCCGCCGGTGGCGTCGAAGGTCGGCGTGTGGCGGAAGGAGTTCCAGGAGCCGGTGTGGGGCGTGGCACGGACGGACGCCTATGCGGCGCGCAATGAGCGCGGACAGTTGTCCGGCTTGTGGCGGACGATGGCCGACACGATGGTGGCCAAGTGCGCGGAAGCCTTGGCGCTCAGAAAAGCGTTTCCGCACGAGCTCAGCGGCATTTACAGCGGCGACGAAGTGCAAGAGCAGGCCGTCGACCACGAGACCGGCGAGATCGTCCCGGCGCCGCGCCAGATGCCCAAGCCCACGCCGAAACCGAAGCCGGCGCCGAAGGAGCCCGAGGGCGGCCCGCAAGCGATCACCGTCAACGTCCTCGGCGTCGTCCAGCGGCCGATGACGGACGGCCGCGTCAAGTTCATCATCAGCGGCAACGACGGCAAGACCTACCAGTCGCTGCAGCTCGAGCACGCCACGACCGCGAAAGAAGCGCAGAGCGCCGGCCTGCCGGTGGCGATCGAGTACACGACCACGACCGACGGCCGGATCATTCAGTCGATCGCCGAAGTCGAGCCGGAGCCGCCGGTATGACGGCGACCACGACCAGCCGCGGCGTGACCTTTCGCCGGCCGACGCTGGACGAAAAATCCGAGCAGGCGAATATCAAGCACCTCGTCGGGCACCTCGGCGGCCGGGTCTACACCCTCGGCACGCGCCGCGCGCAGTACTGCGGGACGTGCGGCTGCACCAACACCGACCAGGGCACGCGGCAGACGGAAGGGCTCGGCGACCTTGCGATCTACCTGCCGCCGTCGCCGCGTCAGGTGCGCCAGAACCCCGACGCGCCGTGGGTCTTTCTCTGGGTCGAGTGCAAAGGCCGCGGCGGCACGCTCACACCTGAGCAAGTCGAGTTTCGGTACATCAACCAGCGCGCTGGCGTCGTGTCGCTGGTCGGCGGTCTGGACGCCTTTCTGGAGTGGCTGTCGATCGGCGGGTGGGCGCGGTGACCGACCGGCGTCAGTGGCACGGGCTGCCACATCGCGTCGTCTGGCGGCAGAACCGCGCGAGCGGGCTGTGTGGGGACTGCGGCCAGCCGGTGACCCGCTTTGCCCGCTGCACGCGCTGCCGGGCGCGCGAGGCCGCCAACCAGGCGCGCCGGCGCCGAGACCGGCGGATGCTCGAGGTATGAGTGCCCAAGCGGCCGGACAAGGCGTGCCGGGTGCTCGGCTGTCCCTACGTGGCGCCGTGTCCGGTGCATGGCCGCCAGGTCACCGAGCCGCTGCGCCAGGCCGAACGGGACCGCGGCCGACTCAGCGCGCACCGGCGCGGCTACGGCCACAAATGGCGCGGCTTCGCCGAGCGGTACTTCGCCGAACTCTGGCGGCTGAAGGTGCCGCGGGCCGGGCAATGCGGCTGCCGCCATCCGTCGGCGCCACCGACCGACGACTCGGTGTGTGCGCGCGAGGGGCTGATTCGCATGGCGACGCTCATCGACCACATCATCCCGATCACCGGTCCCGGCGACCCGTTGCTCTACGACAAAAGCAACCTACAAGGGCTCTGCGACACCTGTCACAACAAAAAGCGCAAGCGCGAATCGGACGCCGCCAAGCGCCGGCACGGGAGACGCGCATGACTCACCACAAGCCGCCCGGGCAGCTCGTCGTCGCCCTCGCGCTGTTCGCGTTTGGGATCTGGGTCTTGACGTGGATCTGGCCATGACCGACGCGCCGTTCACCGAGACGCACCGCGCCACACTGCAAGCGTGGCTCGACATCCCAGTGCCTACGTATCCGACGCCGTGCGGGCCACTCGACGCGGCGATTCGTGCCGCGCTCGCGGAGATCGACCGGCTGACGAAAGAAGTCGAGGCGATGCGAAGCGAGAATCCTCCACCACTTCCGCGCCTGCGCCGTCGCCCACTGCACTGGAAAGGGACGCCATGACCGACGCGCCGTTCACCGAGACGCACCGCGAGACGAAACGCGAGAAGCATCAACAGCGGTGCGCGGGGTGCGGGCATCGGCAGTTTCAGCATCGCCGGTATATGCGCGGGACGAATCGGCACGGCAGTCGGTGGGTCTGCACCGTGGACAACTGCCCGTGGGCGGAGTGCCGAGGCTTGCCCGAACAGGAGCCATCGAAATGACCGAGTTCACCGCCACCGACCGCGAGACGCTCACGAAATTGCGGGATGACGAACAAGTTGGCGTGCCGCTCCGAGAGCCAGAACTGGCCGCCATCGACGCCGCCCTCGCGGAGATCGACCGGCTGACGGCGGAACTCGACGCCATGCAGAAAGAGAACCCGCCGCCGTTCCCTCGTCTCACGCGGCGCCCGCTGCACTGGAAGGCGCGATGACCGACTGGCGCGAGACGCACCGCCGCAAACGAAAGCGCAAGCCTGAACGACGATGCTCACAGTGTGGGCGCACGTTCCGTGCGAAGCCGTGCGGGTTCAGTCATGCCGCGATAGGGCGATGGAGGCCGAAGCGATGAGCGACTGGGGCGAGACGCACCGGAGTCGGCTCCTATGGCTGGGAGGCGATCCTGATCTGCCCGACGAAGATACGGTAGCCATCGCCGCCGCCCTCGCGGAGATCGACCGGCTGACGAAAGCGAACGAAGCGGCGCTGGCGCTGGCTGACCAGTGGGACGCCGCGGCGCCGCCGAATTATGCGCGTCTCTTGCGAGAGGCGATGCTGCGAGGGCTGCCGTGACCGCCGAGCAACGCGCCACGCTGGAGGAAAAACGTCACGCCGCCAGTGTTCGGAGGTTTGCGAGTGACGCGCGTCTCGTGGCCGCCATCGACGCCGCCCTCAAGGAGATCGACCGGCTGCGTGCCGAGAACAAGGACCTCATCGCGACCCTGAATGCGTATGACGAGCCAGAGGCGTGATGAGTCGCCGCGAGACCGACATCGTCACGACGGTCTGCTCGCTCTCGGTGCGCGAGCGGCTGATTCTGGACGATATGAAGCGGATCCTCGGCCTGGCCAGTGACGCCAATCTCATCCGTTCATCGCTGTGGTTCTATGCGCGCCATCTCGACTTGCCGGTGCAAGTCGGCGACTTCGGCCTGCGGATGCCGGGCCGCAGCCGCCGGACCCGCCGGCCGGCCGGCAAGCAATCCGCTGTACCTCGTCGGCCGGCGCCCGTCACGATGCTGCCACCCCGCCCGAAGGAGGGCTAGATGCTGACGACCCTCGTCTCCGTGGTGATCGTCCTCGTCATCCTCGGCGTCGCCGTGTATCTCATCGAAACGTACCTGCCGATGCCGCGGCCGTTCAAGATCGTCATTCGCGCCGTCGTGGTCATCGGCCTGCTGCTGTGGCTGCTGGCGCTCGCCGGGCTCGTGAGCTACGCCTGATGTACACCCGCTGCGACGTCGCCTCGTCCGGCCGTTACGAGTACCAGGCGATCGGCAACTTCTTCCCGCGCGTCGACATCAACCCCGACGGCGTCTGGGTGGTCGGCGACTGCCACGCCGACGGCACCGTCTTCATCCGCACCTCGGCCGGCGAGCAGCACGAGCTCGGCCCCCGCGCGCCCGACAATCCCATCTGTGTGCGCTGGCTGCCCGAACGTGCCGTGTTCAAAGTCGCGTGGGTGAACGGCTACGCCCAAGGCCAGACGATCGACGTCAACGGCCTCGGCCAGCGGATCCCCGACAGCGAGGGCATGTTCGACGCCAGCGGCGCCGGCTCCCAAGGGATTCGCGACATCGACGAGCAGGGCACGATCTTTTTCAAAGACGCGACCGATTACCGCGTGCTCGATGGCGTCGAGCTCCTGCACTGGCGCGAGCGCGGCGATTACGTCGTCGGCGTGTGTCTCCACACCTGGCTCGGTGTGAGCGTCTTCGTGCACTCGACCGAGACGTGGTACCGCGCCTATCCGCACCACGTCGACCTGCTGCCCGGCATTGCGGAGAACGGCACCGTCGCGGCGAGTGGCGCCGAACCGGGTGGCTTTATCACGCTGGCCGACTGGCTGACGCGGCCCTTCGACCCGCACGCCACGACGCCGCCGATTGAGCCGCCCGTCGAGCCCGTGGATCCGCCCGACCCGCCGGATCCGACTAAGCCTATCGACCCTATCGACCCTATCGACCCTATCAAGCCGCCCGTGACCAGCCAGGTGCGTCATGCGCTGCTGATGTTCGACGACGGGTTCGTCGAGGTCTACGAACGCACCCACCAGGATCACGGCCAGGAGGGCCGCCCCTACCTGGCGCTCCAGAACATCGATGGCCGCGTGCTGGCCGCCAATGCCGACACGGGGACGCTCGAGTGGCGGGACCCGGGCACCGTACCCGGTGTGTGGGAACGCTTTATCTCGGTGCCTGGTGGCTACGCGATCTTGCGTGACGGCTATGTGGGCCTGGTGGCCCGTGCGGCTTGGCTCGAAGACGACTAACCAAAAACAACACGAAACCAAGGGAACCACACACCATGAGCAGCAACGACCCGAAGCGCCCGCCCCGTCCGTCGCAACTCCCGGCCGACAAGCCTGAGAAGCCCGACGTCGACCGCCCGGACCACCCCGAGGTGGACCCCGACGATCCTGAAACAAAACCGGATCCGAAACCTGGGGATCGTCCCAAGCCGGAACAACCGATCGCCCCGCCGCCGTCCACGCCCCATCCCGAGCCGCGGCGTGAGGCGAGTGGGCTGCAGTCACCTGGCGCCATTCCCGGTGACCGCCTCGGACGGTAAAGCGGTCATGCGGGACGGCGCGGGCGACGCAGCGCGTGGGCCAGCACGGGGCGCCAGCACCGGGTGGGTCGATCATCTCGAAACCTCCGACTCGATCTTCAGCCTGGAACTGGCTCCATGCCCGGCCTGCCAGCGGTCCCATCGCGTCACCCTCTCGCGGATTGGGTGGTTCGCCTTCCGCTGTGGCCGGACCGAGATGACCGGCCAAGTCGATCACTGGATCCGAACGCGTCGGACCTGGGAGTCGTCACACGCGGGGCCGATCGTCGACTCATACCCCCGATGAGTACCGCGCCCGCGCCCGGTACCCCGGGGGGGTACGCGCCGCGGCCGGGCCGCGGCGCCGGGGACCCCCGAACGCCAATCGCACATGCGACCGCGTTTCCCGGACCGCGTTTTGGGGTCACGAGGGGGTCAGTCGGGCACGAAAGGGACAACAATGCAGGGACGCAAGCCCGTGCCAACCGCGTTACGGATCGCGCGGGGGAACCCCCGGAAGCACACAATCTCGCGCGATGAGCCGGTGCCGCCGCCCGCCGTCGACCTGGCGGTGCCGGCGCTGCTCGAGAGCGACGCCGATGCGCGGCGGGCCTGGGACGACACCGCGCCGATGCTCCAGCGGCTCGGCGTCTTCACGACGGCCGATCGGGACGCCTTGATTCTCTACTGCGTGACGTTTGCGCGCTGGCAGCAGGCCGAGCGCGAGCTCCGCACGAAGGGCTCGGTCGTGGCGTACCGCAAGGGCAGCAAGGCGCCGATCGTGTCGCCGTATGTGGCGATTGCGAATCAACTGGCGGCGCAGTGTCGCGCGTTGCTCACCGAGTTTGGGCTGACCCCCGTGTCGCGGACCCGGCTGCACGTCCCGAAGGACGACGGGTCCGACCAGAAGGACAAGTTCTTTGGCGCACGTCCTCGCAGCAAGCCAGCGTAACGGACGGCCCCTGTCGAAAGACGGCGGCTGGTGGGGGAAAGGCCCGCCACCGACGGCCCGCTGGCCGGGCGTGACGATTGAGCTGCCGGCGCGGTACGTGCCGAGCCGCCATCGCTGGGAAAGCTTCGACGGCCGGTACTACTACGACAGCGTCGAGGCGGATCGCGCCTGCGACTTTTTCAAGGAGTGCCTCCATCACCACATTGGCGAGTTCGCCGGCCGCTCGTTCCAGCTCTTGCCGTACCAGCAACTCCTCCTCACGAAGCCGCTCTTCGGCTGGAAGCGGACGAATGACGGGCTGCGGCGCTTCCGGAAATTATTTGCGTTTATTCCCAAGGGCGGCGGGAAGTCCCCGTGGGCGGCGGGGACCGGGCTGTACATGATGCTCTGCGACCACGAGCCGGCGGCGGAAGTGTACGCGCTGGCCGTCGATCGGCAGCAAGCGCGCGTCGTCCACACGAACGCGAAGGTGATGGTCGAGGACGCGCCGATCATTGCCGACATGTGCGAAGTGTGGCGCGACGCCATCTATCACCCCGACTCGCGCTCAACCTACCAGGTACTCAGTGCGGACGCGGCGAGCAAGCACGGGTTCCGCCCGCATTGTGTGATTTTCGATGAGTTCCACGGCCAGCCCAATCGGGACCTGTACGAGGCGTTCAAGAAGTCGATGGTGAAGCGGCGGCAACCGCTGATGATTCTGATCACCCATGCCGGCACCGACGATGAAGGGATTTGCTACGAGGAGTACGACTACAGCAAAAAAGTCCTCTCGGGCACGATTACGGATCCGACGTGTCTCCCGGTGATCTTCGAGAAGCGCGACGACGAGGACTGGCAGGCGCCGTCGACCTGGGCGCGGGTGAATCCGGGGCACGGGATCACCATCCAGGCGCAAGCGCTCGCGAGCGAAGCGGCCGAAGCCGCCGCCGAACCGCGCAAGCTGAATGACTTCTTGAGGTTCCACTGCAATGTGTGGACGAATCAGGCGACCGCGTGGATCCCGCTCGACTGGTGGGACAACACCGGCGACGCGCTGCCGCCCGACGACGTCCTGCGGACCGCGCCGGTCGCCGCCGGCCTCGACCTCGCGCAGAAGTACGACCTCGCGTGTCTCACTATCGCCTTCCGCTTCCCCGTGGCGGAACCGCTTCCCGTTGCCGTGGCCGACGCCGACGCACCCGCGCCGAAGACCGTCGACTTGAACTATGCGATCGCGCTGGTGCCGTTCTTCTGGATTCCACGCGACACCATGCACGAGCGCGAGCAGCGCGACGGCGTGCCGTATTCGCAGTGGGTGGCCGATGGCCTGGTGACGGCGACCGAAGGCGGCGTCATCGACTACTCGCGGATTTATCAGGACATCGTGACGAAGATCGTCCCGCGGTTCCCGCGCTTGAAGCAGTCGACGATCGGCTACGACCCGGCCTTCGCCACCGATCTCGCGACGTCGCTGCGCGATCGCGCCGGGCTGAAGGTCGCCGAGGTGCTGCAGAACTACACCCACTTGTCGGAGCCCGCGCAGGTGTTTGAGGCACTAGTGAAAGCGGGCCGGGTGACGCATGGCGGCCACCGGGTGCTGCGCCATCACGTCGAGAACGTCGCCATCAAGACCGACGACGGCGGCCGGATCCGGCCGGTGAAACCGAAGACGGGCGGCAAACGGATTGACGGCGTCGTGGCGGCGCTGATGGCGCTCAAGATGCTGGCGGCCAACGCGGCGCCGCCGCCGCAGTACTCGGTCTTTGTGGTCGGGGGCCGGCGGTGACCGACCCGGTCCGCCCCGTGCCCGATCCGGACGGCCCGCGCCGGCCGGGCCGCCCGCGCGCCCTCGAGCCGCGGTCGTCCGTCTCGACGAGCCTCGCGGTGACGGATCACGATCGCCTCATCGCCGCCGCCCAGGCGCGCGGGCTCTCGGTCTCGGCCTTTGTCCGTGGGGCGCTGCTCAGCGCGCTCCGGCTGCGTCCGCGGTAGTTTCGCTACTGGAAAACTCGCCGCCGGCCGATTGGGCCGCACACTTTCGGTCCGTGGTCTATCGCGCCTACTCGGTGCTGGACGTCAAGGGGCTCGATCCGGAGCTCCGCAGTCTCGAGGGGGTCGCGACGACGCCGTCGACCGATCGCATGGGCGACGTCATCGAGTCGACGGGCGCCACGTTTGCGAATCCCCTCCCACTTCTGCTCTTTCACGACGCGCGCCTGCCGGTCGGCACCGTCGCGCTCAACACCGCCAGCGCCGCCGGCATTAGCTTTCGCGCCACGCTGCCGACGATTCCCACGGCCGGGTCGCTCCGCACGCGGGTCGACGAAGCGTGGGATTCCATCAAGGCCGGGCTGATTCGCGGCGTCTCGATTGGGTTTCGCCCGCTCGATGGCGGCATTGAGCAACTGAAGTCCGGCGGTCTCCGCTTTACCAAGATCGAAATTCTCGAACTCTCCCTCGTCGCCGTGCCGGCCAATGCCGACGCGCGCATCGACAACATCCGCGCGATTGACGCGCCGTATCTGAGGAGTCAGAGACCCATGGCGACACCTACGACGTTGGAGCAACTGACGCAATTCACGGCGATGCGCGACGCCAAGGTCGCGCGCATGGCCGAGCTGATGACCGCGGCGGCGGCGACGGGCGCCACGCTCGACGACGCGCAGTCGGCCGAGTACGACGCGCTCGCCGAGGAGAAAGAGAAAATCACGAAACATCTGGCGCGGCTCGAAGTGCAGGAAGCGACGAACCGGGCGGCGGCCGTGCCGGCGCATGGGACGTCGTCGGCCGCGGCCGCGGCCTCACGGAGCGGCGACCCGTCCACGCGGATCTACGTGCGCGACAACCTGCCGCCGGGCATCGAGTTCACGCGCGCGATCATGTGCAAGCTGGTCGCCTTTCTCTATCCCGGGACCTCGCCGGTCGCGGAGGCCCGGACGCGCTATCCCGACAATCACCGCGTGCACCAGTACCTCGAGCGGACCGCGGTGCCCGCGCACACGACAGTGAATACCAGCGCGCTCATCGATCCGACCAACCTCACCACGGAATTTCTGGAGTGGTTCCAGCCGCAGACGATCATCGGCAAGTTCGGCCAGGGCGGCGTGCCCGACCTGATGCGGGTGCCGTTCAACGTCGGCATCGCCGGGCAGACGAGCGGCGGCGAGGGTTACTGGGTCGGGGAGGGCAAGGCGAAGCCCCTGATGAACTTCACCTTCGATCGGACGCCGCTGGGCTTCTCGAAAGTGGCGGCGATCAGTGCGATCTCCGAGGAACTCATCCGGTTCTCGTCCCCGTCCGCCGAAACCCTGATCCGCAATGCGCTCCGCAACGCGCTCGTGGCGCGGCTCGACAAGGACTTCGTGGATCCCGCGAAGGCACTGGTGGCGAATGTGTCGCCCGCCTCGATCACGAACGGGGTCGTGCCGCTGACGTCGAGCGGGTCGACGGCCGATGACGTCCGCAACGACATCAAGGCGCTCCTGAGCGCGTTCGTCAGCAGCAATCAGGATGTGACGAACGTGGTGCTGATCACCACGCCGGCCGTCGGCCTCTCGTTGGCCCTGATGCGCAACGCGCTGGGGCAACCGGAGTTCCCGGGGAGCTCGCGGACGGGCGGCACGCTCGAAGGCTTGCCGTTGATTGTGTCCCAGCACGCGCACACGGCGGCGGCGGGCGACATGCTGATCGCGGCCAATGCGGACGCGATCGCGCTGGCCGACGACGGCCAGGTGACGGTCGACGCCAGCCGCGAAGCCTCCCTCGAGATGTCCGATGCGCCCACCGGCGACGCGGGCGCGGCGACGCCGGTCGCGACGTCGCTCGTCTCGATGTGGCAGACCAACTCGCTCGCGCTCCGTGCGGAGCGGTTCATCAACTGGAAGAAGCTCCGGAGCGGGGCGGTGGTCTACATGGAAGACGTCGTCTGGGGCGGCTCGACCGGGTCGTAGCAATGACCAAGACGGTGGTCGTCCAGGCGCGCGCGGCCTTCAGCTATCAGGGCCGCGGGCTGCGCGCCGGCGAGCTCGTGACGATGACGCCGATTGATGCGGCGACGGCGGCGCGGCATGGGCTGGTCTCGTTGACGCGCGTGTCGCGGCGGCCGGCTGAGCCGGTCACCGAGGCCCCTAAGAAGACCAAGCGCCGGTATCAGCGACGGGACCTCGAGGCCGAATCCTCGTAACGGGGGCGAAGTGGCGTGGTGGCAGACTCTCGGTCTGGGGCTCAAGTTCCGACGCGCCCGCGTCGCGGGCGCGGGCCTCAGTCCGGTCGACGGCCGGAGTGGCGGCTCGGGCGGCTGGTGGCCGATCGTCCGGGAGTCGTACCCGGGCGCCTGGCAGCAGAACGTCACCGCCACCGCTGAGACGGTCCTCGCGCACGCGGCGGTGTACGCCTGCATCACGCTGATCGCGTCCGATATCGGGAAACTCCGGATCCGGCTCGTCGAGCAGGACGCCGACGGCATCTGGCAGGAAACCGAGAACACCGCGCACACGCCAGTGCTCCGCAAGCCGAATCGGTATCAAAACCGCATCAAGTTCTACGAGCAGTGGATCACGTCGAAGCTCATCCACGGCAACACCTACATCATCAAGCAACGTGACCAGCGCGGCGTCGTGACCGCGCTCTACATCCTCGACCCGACGTGCGTGACGCCGCTGGTCGCGCCCGATGGCGGCGTCTACTACCAGGTCAAGCGCGATCTGTTGTCGCAAGTCCCCGATGACGTCACGGTGCCGCAGTCGGAAATCATCCACGACGTGATGGTGCCGCTCTATCACCCGTTGTGCGGGGTGTCGCCGATTTACGCCTGCGGCGTGTCGGCGCTCGCGGGGCTGCAGATTCAGAGCAACTCGGCGAAGTTCTTTATGAATCGCGCGGTGCCGTCGGGCATCGTGACGGCGCCCGGCGCGGTGCCGCAAGAGAAGATCGACGAGATCAAAGCCGTCTGGCAGCAAGCCTACGGGGGCGACAACTACGGCGCGGTCGCGGTCCTCAGTGACGGGCTCAGCTACAAAGAGATGGCGATGTCGGCGACCGACTCGCAGCTCATCGAGCAACTGCAATGGACGGCGACCAATGCGTGCACGGCGTTCCATGTCCCGCCGTACCTGATCGGGATTGGCGCGATGCCCGCCAACAGCAATCCGGAGTCGCTCCAGATTCAGTACTACAGCCAGTGTTTGCAGAACTTGATCGAATGCATCGAGCTCCTCCTCGACGAAGGGCTCGAGATGACGAAGAACGCGAGCGGCCGGCCGATCGGCACCGAGATGGATCTCGACGACTTGATGCGCATGGACACGGCGACCCTCGTCAAGGCGAGTGCCGACGCCATCAAGGGCGGC